TTTGGTTTAACTCACACTAATTTAAGTGCTGACTTAGATCAAATGGTGAGCTTCCAGAACGTTGCTCAGTACTCAAATACAGCCAATTTGCTTCAGAGCGAATGGGGAGTAATGCGTAATATTCGATTCCTTCTTTCATCTTTAGGATCGATTTCTCCAAATGCTTCTGCCAATGGTCAGGATGTTTATAACATCTTTATCCCAGGCCAAGAATCATATGACATGGTGGACTTGGACGGTTATTCCGCTCAATTCATCTATGCACCGCCTGAAATCGCTTCTCCACGTTTGAGATTATATCAAACGGCTGGTTGGAAGATGGCTCAAGTATTCAACATCACTAACACAAGCTGGATCGTCAACTTACGTTGCACGCTCGGCGTAGCAATATAGGAGGTTGAATATGGCTGGATCAACACAAATTGTAAATGGAACATTTGTTAATGTTGCATCTACACCAAAGTATATAGCTATTCCGAATCAAATTTCCAAATTTCAATTGTGGAACTTGACTGCTTCCGGTCAAACAGCTCTTGGAATTTCTGGATCTTTGACATCGGATGTGATCGTGGAAGGACTTTTTCTCCCTTCTTATATGGCTTCTGGCACAGGTATCATTAAAATGAATGGTACTGTAGCGGGAACGATTGCTCCTTTAGAAAATGGTGCGATGACTATCAATGGCTTTAGCCTTTACGATAGTTCAATTTGTACTAAAGGACCAACTATTGCAGTGTCCAGTTTCACACCTGGTCAACCAACAGTATTTGTAACAGGAACAAACCACGGTTTTCAAGTTGGCGACAATGTAAGAATCGTGAGTATGACAACCGCTCCGGAATTAGGCGGATTGATCATGACTGTTACGGCTACTAACGGCACTAATCAATTTACTACTTTATTAGACTCTACCAATTCTTTAACAAGCGTCGGATCTGTTTATAAAGTTGGTAATGCTGCCGTTATGGATTGTTCTTTGTATTACCCACAATATAGAGCAATTGCAAAAATCACTTTAGCTAACCCTATGGTGGTCACTACATTGGTTCAACAAAATTACCAGATAGGAAATGTTGTTAGATTTGACATTCCAACCGTTTTTGGAATGCAGGATCTTAATTCTACATCAAATGGATTACCAGTGCAATTCACAGTTATTGCTGTGAATAATGCTGTAGGCACACAAACTGTAACTCTTGCCGTAGATTCTACAGCATTTACAGCTTTTGCGTGGCCTTTGGCTGCTGATTATCCATTTAGTTTACCTGTAATGATTCCACAAGGCGAAGGAAACATTAACAACTTTTCATCTTTTGGGATAGTTCCTGCTCCATTACCTTACGCAAATCAGAACATTTTAGGTTTTGCAAGACAAAACTTAGGATCTCGCGGTGTGCTTATTGGTGCTGGAGATGGTACAAACTCAGTTTCAACAGGCGGGATCATCGGTAGCGATGTTTCAGCATGGTATTGGGAAGCAACGACAGTAGAACAGTCGTTTAGTAGTTAATAATTGGTGAGGGGAAAATAATCCCCTCCCTTTTTTTGCATATTTTTATCAATTTAAAATTTGAGTTTGATATATGGTAAAAAGAAAAAGAAAAATAGAAACAAAATCAGAGGTTCCAATGACGAATGAAGCAGAAGTTGAAGTGCTAAATCAAGAATTGGATTTGGTTAGGGTTCAATTGCAGAAGACAAAATTAGAGATTGAAGAGCTTCAAGCTAAGAAACAAGAACTCACTGAATCAATTCGCGTTCCAAGAGAATTGGATGCTATTGAGAAGAAAGCTAATGAGAAATTGCTTTCAGTCAGAGTTGAAGGACAGGCATTAAGCAACAAGATTGAAGCACAGAAAGCCTATGACAATGTCAAGGTAACAGGCCGTTTTATGAATCGTCGCGCACCCGGTAATTCAGCAAAACTGACATATATGAAATATGCAGATGACCCTGTGAAGTGGTACACATTCAACGATGGCGCAGTCTACACGATTCCACGTGGGTTTGCCGATCAGATTAATGAGTATTACCATAGACCTAAGTTTATCCAGAAAGAAGGCGAGTTGGACCCAAGCAATCCAACAAATATTCACCATGTGGATACGTCGAATAAAAGTTATGCGTTTGTTCCTACGACATTTTGATTTTAACAATGTAAAGCGGTTTTACATGGCGACAGTAGTCACTTATTATCCAGGTTATTCGCAGACTCAAGTGCAAGAGAATTTGCGTTGTAAAACGATTGAATCGGTGACAAATGCAAATCCTTGCGTTGTAACGACAGTGAATGATCATGGGTATGTGGCAGGAATGAAGGTTAGGTTTTTGATTCCTATAGCATTTGGCATGACTCAGTTGAACGAAATAAACGTACAAGTAACTTCGGTAACATCTGATACTTTAACTTTAGATTTGGATTCAAGTAATTTTAATATATTTTCTTATCCGAATCCTTTACCATCGGCCTTTACTAACCCATCGGTAATTCCTAATAGCTCGGGGCCTTATCTTCCCCCAAAACCATTAGGATATGGTAATCAGGATTCGTTTGAGGGTGTAGTGTATAATGCAGGAGCAGTCTAATGGTACAATTATTAGAAATGAGGAATACAGTACGAAGGATGACAGCCAGGTATAGCCCTGCTCAAATGCCGGATACCCAGATTGATCGATATATTAATTTAGCCTACACACTGCATTTTCCAGAACAATTTAAGAATTTAAAGCTAACAAAGCCTTATGTATTTACTACTATTCCAAATGTTGATACATACGCCTTCTTATATGAAAATAATCCGGCTAATAACCAAGGGCAATCCGTAAGCTCAACACCAGGAAATATCACCATAAGCCCCCCAGTATATTGTCAAGGATATATTTTAAGATATAGTCAGGATAAATCTGTATTTTATAATCGTTGGCCTAAGCTATCTGTTAACCAGCAAATTGATACCGGAACCGGTGCTTTAACCGTATATACCGGAACAATACCATCGACTCCATTTTTGAGAGCACAACAAGATATTTTTGGGAATGTCACAGAAGCAGCGGTGATTATTTCAGGGTATGATAATTCCGGATTTAGCTTTTCTTTAACTGATATTCCACAAATTAATTCTAATACTGGTTTATTAGTTGATTCAAACAATTTACCTGTAGGATTGGTGAATTATGTCACTGGAGCCTATTCTTTTTCTTTGGTTATCCCTGCTAACACTCCTATTTTTGCTGCTGTGGTTCCTTACCAATCATCGCGACCCACGGATGTAATTTTCTATAATCAACAGATAACTTTTAGACCAGTTCCTCAGCAGGTTTATCAAGTTGAATTTCAGATTAGCCAACAACCAACTGATTTAATTGCTGATAGTGACGCGCCTGAATTAGATGAATGGTACCTTTTTATTTGCGCCATCGCTGCCAAACTTATCTATACAGATTTTCCTGATCCAGAAGGTATGGCCTATTTGATGCCAATCTATCAAGATCAATTGCAAATGGCACAGAGACGCACCTTGAGACAAATGGGGAGCCAGAGAGCAGCAACTATATTTAGTCATCCTGGACGTCCTTTAGCTAGTTGGTTCTATGGCACACAATATTCAGGAAATTAATCTATGTCCTACAATAGTTCAATTCCTCAAGCAGCATCAAAGCGCGTCATTTCTCAAAAGCAAATCAAGGCAAACTTTACTGCTATTTACAATGCTTTTGCTAAGAATCATTTAAAACTCGGTCCACCGGATACACAGGGAAAACATAACATATTGATTCTTCGTCCCCAAGGAGCTGATCCGGCAACGACAGCGAATCAAACAGCAATTTATAATAAATTAGTTGCAACGATACCCAATCTTTTCTATAGACCTAATAATAATCAAACGCCTATTCAGATGACTTATCCAAGTATTAATGTTTCTTCAGCATTAAGTCAGCAGTATAGTTTTGTTGCAGGCCCTTTTGTGGTTTATGGAGGGCTTATCAGCAATCCAATGGATGGAGATGTGATTAATTTAGCAATCACAGGTCCTGCAACTACATTAAGAACCGTATTACTTTGTTCAAGGAATTTTTCTGGTGTAAGTAATTTGCCAGGTGGAAATTTATTAATTGGATGGGCTATCCCTACAAATATAGCTGGGACTTCATTTACTATACGATTTGAGGTTCATCCTGGACAAACTAGAGACGTCCAATACTTAGCGATAGGCAATTGATGACTATTACACCAAAAGATGAATACGATCCAATAATTCCCGGTCCAAATGATTTTCTTGCTGTTTCTCAAGATGATTTTTTAGCCAATTTCGGGCAATTATATAATGCCTTCGCAAGAAATCATGTGGCTTTAGATGACACGGTTTTGACTCCCGGAAACCATACTAATATTGAATTAATGCAACAAGGCAAAGGACCAGAAACAAGTGTTGGTGAAATTTCTTTATATTCTAAAATGGTAAGTGATCAAACAAATCAATTATTTTTAAGATATCAAGGTGGAAGTGCATCAGGAAAAGAAGTTCAAGTAACAACTTATCAAATTTATCCCGCACAAAACTTAGCTTGGCAAATATCCTATTTTACATTCTTACCAGGCAATATAATAGTTTATTTTGGAGTGGGAGATTTACCAAGATCTCCTAATAAAAACACTATCTTTTTTCCTCCTTATGTAATGTCGAATGTAATTTCGTGTTATTTTTGTGCTCAATCTAATAATCCTGCAGTTAGTCCAACAGTTACTTTTAATAAAGATCCTTTCGGTAAGATTGGAGCTGCTAATTTATTTAATATAGCAACAGGGTTTTCTTATTTTTATTTAGTAATAGGTAATATATGACATATTCGCCAATTACACCACAATCTCAGCCATCACCGGCAGCCACACAAGCGCAAATTCAGACTAACTTTGCTCAATATGCATTAAAATTTCTTGTAAATCATAGTGCATTGAATACAAAAAATCAGGGCGATCACGAATCTGTTGTTCTTGAAAAGCAAGCAAGCGATCCCGGGGTATTGCAAGATAAAGTTAATTTATATTGCAAAGATGCAGTTGCCAATTCCGGGACAGAGCCGCAATTATTTGCTCAAATTATGAAGTTTTTACCGACTTCAACAGATGGTACGGATGCTCCAAATATTGGGATGCAGTTAACTCAAAGTACCGTCGACACTGTAGGTCCCAATCAATTTCAAAGTTTTTTACCAGGTGGGTATTTATTGCATTTTGGGACGGTTACGGCAACAGGAGCAGTTACATTAGTTCCTGGAGGAACTCAAATTTTAACAGCTCTTGCAATTCCCAATAATATGACTACAAGTGGAACACCAACACCTTTTTCTATTTCAACGGCAATTACTGCAAGCAATACTTTTAATATAAATTCAAATGCAACGGGTGTTTTTTCAATTACTTGGCTAGCAATATCTAGGGCATAATATGACGACACAACAATTTCTAATAGGACCGATCAAGGATGGTGTCACAAAGAACACGCGACCTTGGGCAACACCGGAAGATAGCTTCGAAGAATTGCTTAATTCATATCAATTTCGCGGTAGAATCGTCAAGAGGCCTGGATATACACTGCTAGGTAATCTCGATAATGGAACGCCTGTAATGGGGCTTAAAACGAGAGAACAGTTTGGTATCAATATCCAAAGTTTGGTAGCTTTTGATTTAACAACTTCCTATGAATGGAATGGTACAGCATTTATACCTTTAGTTTTTTCAGGAACTCTTACAACTGCTCTTTGGAATGGAGCGGATCACGACTTTTTCTATACTGCTAATTATGCTAATGCTTTTTGGGCAACTAATGGAAAAGAAGGATTGCATGGATGGAATTTATCGAGCCCAGGAACATTTACGGCTTCTGCGGGTGTAGGGAATTTAGCCACGGTTAATGTTCTTTCTGCCGGAAATGGCGTTCAAGTTGGAGATCAAGTTTATTTCATTAATCTTGATGCTGCTGTTCAAAATAATGCTGCTATATTAGCAGTGGTAACCGTTGCCGGAAATCCATTTACAGTGAGAGCAACAGGATTAAAAGCATCTTCAACATTTACATGGACAAATGGAGATTCTGCAAAAGGTATGGTTTTAGATGCTTCTAGAAACATTACCGGACAAGACGGGATAAGATACTATGGAGTCCTCACTAATGGAACTGGGTGGGCTAATTATAATCCTCCTGTGGATATTACTAATGTTCTTGCAGGTGCGCTTCTAATTTTCCCTTATCGAGGCTATCTTGTTTTCTTAAGTACAATTGAAGGTAATGATCAGGGTACAGATCCTTATACAAATAGAGCAAGATGGACGCAAATTGGTACACCGTATTATTCTGAACCTGTACCTAGTTTTCCTAATCTTCAAGGAGTTGATATTAATGCAGCGCGTGACGATCTTTTTGGAAGAGGCGGGGCTACTGATGCTCCAACTAATGAAGCTATTGTGGCTGCTGCTTTTATTCGTGATATACTCGTCGTTTATTTCACTCGTTCTACTTGGCGTTTGCGTTTTGTTAATAATGCGCAGAATCCTTTTGTTTGGGAGAGAGTTAATGTCGAGCTTGGCAGCGACTGCACAGGAAGTGCGATTCCATTTGATAAAGGATTGATGGCTATTGGAAACCGTGGAATTGTCATTAGTGATGGCAATGATACACAGCGTTTCGATGAAAAAATCCCTGATGAAATATTTCAAATAAGAGCTACTAATTTTGGTTTTCAACGCGTTCAAGGAATCAGAACATTTGAAACAAAATTAAATTATTGGACATTTCCAGATAAAGAAAACCCGGATGGCACTTTCCCCGATAAAGTGCTAGTTTTCAACTATGAAACAAAAACTTGGGCATTTTTTGATGATTGCTTTACTTGTTTCGGATATTTTTATCCTTCAAGTTCCGGTGAAACATGGGCTGAATTGACTCAGCCTTGGTCATCATATGGGACTACAGCTTGGAATAGTGGTGTTTCGGCTAGTGGCTTTGAAACTATTGTTGCGGGGAATCAGCAAGGCTATGTATTCAAACTAGAACAGACTAGCGGCGTTAACGTTCCTTCATTAACAATTGCAAATATTACTGCTGCAAATCCTGGCGTATTCACTGTAACAAATAATAACTTACCTGATGGAACTTGGATAAAGCTATCTGGAATTATAGGAATAACTAGCGATGATGGTGTTTCTCTCAATGGAAGGAATTTCAAGATATCGAAAGTTTTGACCACGGATAATGATTTTACTATTAGCGAATTTGAGGTTATAGACGGTGGATTGGCTACAGGATTGACTTATACAACTTCAATTGGATATGTGCCAATTATCCCAGGATCAGTTCAAATTAACGTTGGCGCACTTGTATTTAAAGATACTGATCTAGATGGCGCATTATTTGAAGCTAGCGCATTGGGTCAAGGTCAAATTAATTATACAACCGGGGCGATAATCCTTAATTTCAATCCTGCAATTGCTGCTTCGCCTGTAGCAATTAGAGTTGTTTCCTATGCCGACGATCAAGGACTAGCCATTGTTGCAACGACTGGGGTTTATACTCCTGATAGTGGAGAGTTAACAAAAATTAGCAATATCGGGATTCAGACTAAGTTTTTTAACTTCTTTGGTAATGCTCAACGCGCAAGATTAAATAAGATCGACTTTTACATGGATGTCACGAATGCTGGTCAATTGACTTGCGACGTATTGGCAGATTCTAGCGATGTGCCAGTAAATACACCGTTAAGTGATAATCCACAGTCTAATGTCATATTGACTACCATAAATCCTTATCAAGTAGGAGGAGGTCCTGAGACAATATATAGGTTTTATTGCGAGGCTCAAGCGCAGACGCTGCAATTAAGTTTGTATCTTACAGATGAGCAAATGGCCGTCGACAGTATTTCTCAGAGCGATTTTGAATTATTAAGTATGAATATGTATGTGCGCCCTGGAGGCCGTTTAGTATGACAACACCTTCAAATCCCAGAGAGACATTTACACCTTTTTTGCCGACTACGGTTAACTTTCCAGAGGAGGAAGATCGTTTAAAAACGTTCTTAGTTGATCTTTTTGCATCATATGCTGATGTGATTAATGATAAAAAGATTGGAGTCTATATCGAGGAAACACCAACATTAAATGGTAATAAGCATTGGTATGCAAATACTAAGGAAACTCGTAATGGATACCAAAGTTTTGTATTTATCAATGGTTTACCAAATGCAGGGGTGCTAGTTATTGATGCCAATAGCGATCCGGCCTTTCCGATTGATAATATACAACCTGAATTTCTTATGTGGCATATATGGGGGACTTGCAGTAAACCGCCAAGTGCATTAAATGCAGGTGATGCAGATTTTTTCAGCTTTTCTAATCAAGGCGACTCGCGGATTAGTTTTACTATGACCGACTTGGTGCTTACGGTAACTACTACAGTAGATCTTACTCAATATTATTGTTTCATTGTTTGTGAATTTATAAGAGCTGGAACTAATGGAATTTAATCTATTTTTTCCTTCAATCTTGAATCCTTTAACATACAACATTCTTTATTGTTTAAAGCCCCTTCAATTCGGCATATTCGACGGTCTACATCTGTTAAATTTTCATCAATTTTGTCTAATCGTTTTTCTGTCGCATCAAAACGTTTACTTATAGCACACCACATTCCGCCAAACGCAGCAATAATTACAGTTGTTTGTATTCCAACTAAACAAATTATTAACTCACAAACCTTCCAGATATTTTCATCCATATTCACATCCTATTTGTTTTGGCAATATATCATACCATAGAAATTCATTAAATGATACATTAAAGAAAAAACTATGAGGTTTCTATGAATCCTGCAATGATGATGGCTATTCCTTCTGTTTTAGCTCTTATAAGTGGACTAACAGGAGATAAGGCGAAACAAGGTTCTACATATAATAAAGGTCAACTTCAGGGACTTGATCAACTTATTCAAAGCATTAAGGGCGGTATGGGAGGACCTCAGCAAGATATTACCCAACAGCAAGGTTTTCAACAAGGAAATGACTTCTTTAATTCATTATTTAATGATCCGGAATTTTTCAATAAATTTGAAGCTCCAGCAATGCGACAATTTGATGAATTGCAAGGCGATATAGGAAACAGATTCGCTGGCATGGGATCTGGATCGACGGGTTCGACTGGATTTCGTAATGTAATGGCTAGAGAAGGACAAAATTTATCTAGTAACTTGGCTGCTCAGCGCGGACAAATGCAGCAAGGGGCTATTCCACAAATGCTCGGATACGCTCAACAGCCTGTTTCAAACTGGATGACTCAAATGCAACAAGCTTTTCAGCCTACACAAAATCAATATACTCCTGCCGCACCTGGCTTTGGTGGAAATATTGCATCTTCCATGTTTGGGGGATTATCTCAAGGTTATGGAAATGCAATGGGAAATCAAATGTCTAATTGGCTTAGTTAGAAATAAAGGATTAAAAAAATGACTACTATATTACCTGCTGCAAGATCTCCTTGGCAAGTCTTAGACCAGCAAATCGGTCAGCAAATAAGTCAAAATCTTCCAGGTGCAGTTGAAAGAGGGATGGAAAGAGGTCAAATTCAGAAAGGATTAGGCCAATTATCCGAATCAAATCCGCAATTAAAGCCGTTACTTGATATGCTTTCATCGGTAGCAGGAACGCGACAAGGTGCGCAATATGCCGAAGCGATAATGCCTGAAATCGCAAAGATCATGCAATCTAATCAACAAACTGCTCCTGGGGCCACAAAAGCTCTAGAAAGTATTCAATCGATGCTTGATCAAAGAAATCCTAGTATTGAATTGCCTGGATTTGGTCAAAAACAACAAGAGCCACAATATAAAGTAGCAGGTCAGCAATTAGAAACTCCTCAACCTACTTTTGATCAAGTTAGTGGAAATATTGAAAAAAAAATGGGAGAGCAATATTTTCCGTATGCTCAGAAAGCAGAAAATGTTCTCTCTACAGAAACAAAAAGACCTCAAAAACCTCTTAGACCACCTAAACCTATTGGGCCAACCGAACTAAATAAAATGCGTTCAGAGCTTAGAAAAGATGGTGTTGTAGATCCTAAACTGCAAGATCAATATATCGATCAATTTATTCAAAATCAAAAAGAGCAATATGCAGCAGCCAAAGAAGGTTTCGAGAATTTAAAAGATTATCAAGAAGCACGAACAAAAGAAGATGACAGGTTTTTCAAAGCTGTAGATCCAGCATTGAAAGAAACATTTCCTGGCATGGGACCAGAAGAGGAAAATATTTGGAAAGGTATTGCTAGAACCAATGAGGATATTGGTAGCGATGAAGCTAGATTTAGGGATACTAACCAACGTTATAACCAAATGGTTGAACAACCTTTAGCAGCTTTTACAGATACAGGGCCCTCATTGCCTTATTTTTCTGCTTTAAAACCTGAAGCGGTGGCCGATGCCGTCTCTGATTCAAGAAGTATGATACAGGATCATTTAAAATCTATTGAAAATACTCCTACAAGTGAACAATTTCCTAAAGAATTGAAAGGAGAAGTTAATAATTATCTCCGTAAAAAATATAGAACTGAAATGTTGGCTAAGGATTTTGGTGTTGCACAAGCCGCCTATGCTGTATCAAATTTGAGCGATAAGACAAAAAAATCATTGGATTCGATTCCTAAATATCCGGAGCCTTCAATTCATAGACCTAAAATTGGATTATCACCCGTTCCAGATAAAATAAGAGAAGAATTAACAAATAAATTAGCAGAAAGATTAAAAAATCTTGGTCCTGAAGATTCATTAATATTAGCGCGTGACTATGCAATTCAAAATCGATATCCTGATGAGATTTTCAATAGAGCTTTAAATATGGCTATAAAAGATGGCTTATATTTAAGTGACTTTCAAAGACAAGAAAGACCGGAACTTTCGATACCTCAAAGAATGGATTTAAATAGTGTTTTGCGTGGGAAAAGAAATGTCTTTGATTTATTTAAGGGTAAAAAATGACTTTTGCAACTCTAACAACAGCATTAGGACAAGGATACTCAATATCAAAAATAATCAAGTCCATACTTGCTATGAATACCCCTTTGGCTAAATCGATTAAAGAAGCATTGAAACAAGGATATAATGAAGATGAAATTGGAGAATATTTAGAAAAAGGAAAATCCGCTTCATATAGTCAAAAAAACAAGATGCTTCGCGGTCGAACTGAAGAAGAAAAAGCTAGAGGAATAGCTTACAGAGAACCAAAAACTCAAAAGAACATTAAATCAATCCTAGAATCCGCAGCAATGGCAGCTCCAGCGGCAGCAGCCGGATACGCTGCCGGTCCGGCAATAGGTGCAGCTTTGGGAAGTGCAGGAAGTGCATTAGGAAGAGCTGCCCCGCAAATATTTGGAAGGGGAGCAATACCAGGCGCAGCACAAACAGCGGCACAAACTGGAATTAATCCAGCAGCTCACCCAGGACCGACATCTCCAAGTGTTCATGTTATGCCTTCACCAGCCATGACACAAGCACCCCAAATGCAAAACCAATCAAACTTACAGCAAACATTACAACCCCCAGGTTTAAGTAATGTTACAAGTGTAACACAACCTCAACAAGTTACGCAACCTGAAGGAATTATTAATCCTAGAGAATATTTAGAGAAATTGGGAATTAAAGATAAGGTTGATGATCTACTCAAGCTTGGGAATAGCCCAGAGCAAACTGCCGCTGTTTTAGGTATGAAAGGTGGGGCGGGTAAAGTTCGTGGAGAAATTGATCCTGAATTGTTAGCTAATATTGATGCTTATGCCAAAGAACCGAAGGACGAACAAAAACTTCCTCATGGCGTGCCCGAAAAAATTGAAGATGATAAATTAGGATTCAAGGCAGCATTTAAGACAATGGGTGGGGGTGCACTTTCTGATAACCTTTATAAAGGTATTTTTGATGCATTAAAAGAGGGTAAAGATACATTTGCCGGTGTAAAAGACAATTTATTACAAGCTGCCAAACCTGCTTTTGATGCTGGTCAAATTAAATCTGTTGAAGATCTTAAGAAATTTGCTGATTTTTATGAAAAATCAAAGGAACAAAAAGCAATAACCAAAAACGAAACCGTAGCAACTCCGCATGGTGTTGGTGAGGTTAAAGAAATACGCAATGGCAAAGCTATTGTAGAAGTTGATGGTAAGAAACATCAAGTTGATGAAGATGAACTTGAAGCATCCCCAATTCCTGAGAAGGATTTAGCTGCACTATATGACGATCTTATTAAAGGAATAGAATCTGAGACGGGCGAAGATGTTTCGCGCATGGTGCAATGGGCTGGTTACAATCCTGAAACTAACACCCTGCAATTCTTGCCTCATACAGGTAAGCTTTACAAATACGGTAATATCTCATCTGAAGATGCGGCATTGCTTACGGACATCCTTTCAACACGCAAAACTTCTGGAGAAAACTTCATTGGAGCATGGAAAGCGGGCTCAAAATCACCAATTGGAGCAGCACTGTCAAAACTTATTCGTAAATTGCAAACTGAAAGAGGTGGTAAAGGCAATGAGTATGAAGAAACTCATGAGCCAATCTACAGCGCATATGAACCAGCCGTACAAGCTAAAAAGAAGAAGAAAAAGAAATGAAGAAAGATAAAAAAGACACTCTAGGTACTTTACTCCTTTTCCTTCAGGCGCATGGTAAAAAGAAAGATGCTAAGAAGAAAAAGAAGTGATTATTTCCTATTTTCATTCATAAATTCATACTGCTCTTTCTTCATGCAAAGAATTTCATCCTTCATTTGCTTCTGAACATCGCAATACATTTCATATAGACGATCGGTTCGCGCCCCTTGTCTTTCAATCTTGCCATCTAAAAGATAAAATCCACCTAATAGTGTGACCAATACGACAACCCATTCTACATGCACAAACCAGTTTTTTTGCTCCATAACATCATCCTTTCTTTGAAGCCAGTGATTGTATCATAGAGTGGTGAATAGCTTCAATCTCTCTCTTAGAAATCCTATATGGACTGCGCTTTCCACCGCCAATCCTAATAGCTACAAGGTACCCTTTTTTGATTGCTCGCCTAATGGTTATCTGATGCACGGCAAAAACTGCAGCCACTTCCTTGATACTATAAAACTCTTGGTCCATGTTCACCGTGATCAAACGTGTATAAATGAGATACTTTAAATTTTAATTTCATTAAAACATAGTGAAGCTTCTTAAACAAGAGGTTTTACTATGTCATCTCCCTTTCTCCCTTCCAGTTTTACATATAATGATGCTCCTCAAGGCGGAGCCTTAATGCCGATGATTATTGCCGGACGAAATCCAAGCAATACAACAGATAAACAATATGCTGCCGGTTATTTATGGCTATCCAGTCTTGATATCAGAAATTCCGATGGGACTACCGGATCGGGAAACATGTACTATCAAGGTGGTAATGTAGCAGGCGTCCCATCATGGACACTTGTCTCAAATAGCGGTGGTGTTTTAAATACTCTTTCTAATGGAGTAACCACAGTTTCCCCATTAGGCGGTAATATTGCCTTGGTTGGCGTTAATTCAAATCAAATTGTCGTCACGGCTAGCGCACCAACTCATGAGCTTATTTTCTCTATTCCTAATACTTTTATTGCTCCTGGTTCTATTGCTTCCACAACTACAATGACTGTTGGGACTGATTTAAGTGTAGTAGATGATGCCACAATTGGAGATGATTTATTAGTAAATGGGGATGCCCATGTTGTAGGGAATCTTCTTGTCGATGGAACTATTACGCTTGCGGGATTAGCTGTTAATGGAACGGTCACAGTTAATACAGTGGGTGCAGGGACCACAACTATTGGAAATGCTGCTGCTGGGGCAATCACTATTGATGTTGGGACTGGTGACTTTCAAGTTAATGGTGGAGGAAATGAAATCCATATTGGCGATGATGCTGCAGCTAATATTATAGTAATTGGATCTCAAACTGGAGCAGCTTCTCTGCATTTACAAGCAGGCACAGGCGATGTTTTAATTGATGGAGCGGTGACAGCCACGACAACAATTGGTGATGTTGCCCAAACTGGTTTAATTACTTTAGGTCTTTCAACCGCTGGTCAAGACATAGATATCGGAAGTGCTGCTAATGCATCTGCCCAAGTTATCGATATTGCTAATGGTGCTTCTGGAGCCTCAAGCATAGTTAGAATACTTTCAGGAACAGGAACAACAAGCACAGCACAATTGTTAATGGGTAGCAATCCTAGATTGACAGTAGCAAGCTTGGTTGATGTGGCTCCTGCTGCTTCTAGGACTATTACCATTGGTGGCGGAACTGTCGTAGTGGCTGCCGTGACCGATACTATTGATATTGGTCCAGATGGTGCAACGACTAACGCCAACTCAGTAAAAACCGTTAATGTAAACACTGGAGGTGTGACTTTAGGTCAAGTTCTTACGAACATAGCTTCCGGTGCGGTGACTTCCGGTACTCATACTACGTCGATTGCTTCAGGAAATAGAGCTGCCGGAACTATGGCCTTGAATCTAATGACGGGTACAGGAACAAAGACAGCTACCCTGGGTAATGCCGATGGTGGAACGACATTTAATTTGCTTGGCGTTGCTAACGTAAACGCATCTCAAAATAGTAATACAAATATTAATACAGGGACATCAACGGGAACTGTCGCGATTGGTAACTCATTAGCAACAGCGATTACCTTAGATGCAGTTGCCTTCAGCATTGACGGAACAGCCGCTTCTAATGTTACTACTACAGGAGCAGGAATTGATTTAACATTAAGTTCAGTCTTGGGTAGCGTTCTAGTTTCATCAACAGAAAACGCAGCCCTAGCGATCTATCTACATGCTAACGGTGGTATAACTGAAACAATTGATCTGCATGCTGACCAAGGTACAGCGGTTTCCTCTGTAAACATTCATTCGGATGTAGGCGGCATTACAATTGCCGGAGGTCTTGGAACTTCGAATGCTATCAATCTTGAAGCAAATACTGCTGGAGGTGGTATCGATATTGATTCCAGCACTGGTGGCTTTGATGTGCTAACTACTGGAGCTATTTCTTTAGATGCTTCATTAGCTTCTAATCTTACCGTAACAGGTGCTTCGATAGACTTGACACTTTCATCTTCTGGTGGTTCTGTTGTAATTTCAGCTACCGAATCAGCTCAAGATTCAATCAAAATTGAATCTACCGCAGGTGGTATTGATATTCTAGCTTCTGGTGCTGCAGCTGGTGAAGATATAGACATCATAGCAACTGGATCAAGCATTAACATCACTGCAACTGAAGCGGTCGCAAACGCGATTGTCTTGACTGCTTCTAATGCTGCGGGTGGTATTGATATTACTACAGGTGGTGGTTCAATTGATCTTAGCTCGGCTGGAGCTGTAACAATGGTCGCTAATGCTGCATCCGTTGCAAGCCCCACAGCTTCATCAACGCAAAACTTTAACGTTGGTGCAGCAACCTTCACAGGATTTACAACTGCCTCCGCAGGTACTCAAACATTCACGATTACTAATAGCTTAGTTTCGGCAACATCGCAGCTTTTTGTTTCAATAGCAAACGAAGGCGCAAACGATGCTCAGATGACTATTCAACGTGTAAAACGACTTGCAGGATCATTTGAAGTATATACAAAGAATAATGGTGCAGCGGCATTGAATGGCAACGTAACTATTACTTGGTGGTTGATAGGATAAATTAAAATATTGATAAAAAACTCTTTATGTATGTATAAAGAGTTTTTTATCAAACATCAACCATGAGGCATTATGCTAAAACTCAAATCAGTAATGACTATCGAAATTAACGGAAAAGACTATCAATTTTCATGCGATCCTGACTCGCCTTTACAAGATGCATTAGATGCAAACAATCAATTTAATGCATTTTTATTAGGAAAGATGCAACAATCTAAACAAGCCCAAGAGAAAAAACCTGAATCTAATGAACCCCCTGAAGTGGTGGATTAATGTCAAATTATTGGAATAATCAATTGATGTTGCCTGCTGAAGAATTAATTGAAGCCATGACAGGAGGACCAACCCCTGTGTTGCTTGGGAGTCTTCTTTTCAGTCCTGTGAAATTAGTATTGGATAATCAGTCGGACGATGAGGTTATTTTATACTTTTCACGAGATGGTGGAACAACTTTGATTCGATGGCATACATTCCCGGCAGCAGAAGCAATCATTATAGATGACGATCTTTATACATTGCCAAAAGGAATTAGTATTTACGCTGATGGCGCAGGTACAGGCAATTTCTCAGTATCTTATTTCTATTTGAAAGAGTAGGTGAACTTTGAGCCAAATATATAAGACATTAACTTCCAGCGGCCCTATTCCTCCGATTATTCCAACTTCTTTTCTGTTAGATGATGGAAATAGCGCAGTTCCTTTAGCGAATGTTATTGCTGTTACTTCTGGATCTGGAACATTGACTGCATTAGGCGCATCTAATCAAATAAAAATTAACGTTGTTAATGATGGCTTTCCCTGGTCAGATCAGGCAGTTAGTTTTGCAGCTTCGTCACAAAATGGATACTTTTGTACGGCAGCTTTGACAGTAACTTTGCCAACTGCAAGTCTTGTAACCGGATCAACAGTTATTATTTATGTAGATATAGCCTCTGCTGTTGTTTTACAAGCAGGCGCAGGTCAATCAATTGAAATCAGTCAGACTTTATCATCTGTAGCAGGCACAGCGACTAGCACGGCTCAAGGAAATATTGTAACGTTGGTCTTCAGGCTTTCAGACTTAACGTGGCATAGTATTTCCTCTTCGGGAACTTTTATTTTAGCTTAATAGGATTTTTATATGGTTGGTGCTGCAAACGATTTAAATATAGGCGAATCAGGATTTCAGTCTTTTGATAATACTAATGGTATTTTTAAAGGAAGAACGCTAACAGCCGGAACAGGCATTGCTATAACAAATGGCGATGGTGTATCAGGTAGTCCTGTAATTTCTTTAACTGGAGGAGGTGTAGCAACTGAGCATTTAACAGGAAATACTGGTGGACAACTCAATCCTGATGGTTCTAATAATTTTAATACAATAGGAACTGGATCAATAACAATAGATGGATCAAGTTCTACGCTTACAACACAGCTTACAGGTTTGACAAATCATACCGTTTTGGTTGGTGCAGGAACTGCAACAATTACTAAAGTAGGACCTGGATCTTCTGGACAAGTTTTACAATCTGGTGGTGCTTCTGCTGATCCAGTTTATTCAACGGCTACTTATCCTGCAACAGCTGGAACTAGTGGAAATATTCTAACTTCTAATGGGACAAATTTCAATAGCGTTTCTTCTGCAACATTATTCATACCAAATTCAGTATTTAATATTTATGAAGATTTTGTTGCTTCATTCCCTTCAACAAGTGGTTTGGTAGGAACATCTGCTTGGTCATTTAATACAGTATCTGCTTGGTTATTATCATTAGCAAATGCAACAAGTGATCATCCTGGAGTAATTGGTAATTCGTCAATGACTTCAACCGCAAGATCCATTTCCATGACTTTACCTTCGCAAGGATCTGGTACAATTGTTTTAGGTGGAGGAATAATAACATTAGATTGGGTTTTTAATATTGCAATTGCTTCAAGTGGCAATAGATACAATTTAGCTTTAGGAATTGGAGATACAAACACGTCAGCAGCTTGGACAAATGGTATATGGTTCGGATATTCAGACAATGTAAATTCCGGTAATTGGACTCTTAATACAAATAATAATACTTCTCCAACAACTACTAACACCTCAACTCCTGCTTCAGTAGGATGGCATCATGCGAAAATTGTTATAAATGCAGCAGGAAGTTCTGCTGAATTTTTTATGGATGGGGTTTCGTTGGGTGTAATTGCAACTACTTTACCTACTACAACAATTTTTCCTAATTTTGTACTTGCTTTTAGTGCTGGTACAATAGCGTCAAGCACAATTTTGATAGATTTATTTTATTTTCAACAAATATTAACTAATCCACGATAAATAGATTTAATTAAATCTTTCTAATGGGATATGAATATGAAATATTCCATTTTTTTTAATTGATTTTCTATTTTCTTTAATCCATTTATGGTAAATTTCAGGATTTTCTAAATATTTTTCTTCATGTTCTTCAACCCAAGTTTCTGCTTCTTTTTTAAGAGAAAATGTTAAAGAAAGAGTTGGAATATATTTATTTCTTAATCTTACTCTAAAGGTAGTATTGATAATTTTTCTTGTGTCAATGGTAGACATTTTATTACTTCAAACTAACGCTAAGTGTCAAAAAAACAAACATTCCGCTAGCTAATAATTTTTTCATGTGTAAAATCCTATTTAAAATTTAACAAGGGTTATAGCATGGATAAAGGGAAGAGTAAAGGGAAACCTAAGATTAAGAAAGTCCTTCACGAGTTCAAAGAAGGTGAATTGCATAGTGGATCAAAGCACGGTCCAAAAGTTACAAGTAAGCCTCAGGCTGTTGCTATTGCTTTATCAGAAGCGCGTAAACAAGGTGCAAAAATACCTAAAAAATAGGAAAGATTATGAAAGAATATCTTGAAAATTCATTGAATTATTATTTAGAAAATGATGAAGAAGATAAATTCTTAGCTATTATGGATGCTTGTCTTGAATATTTCAAAATAGAAGAAGAAAAATAATCATGTTATCCATACAAACAAAAGACAATAAAATCGATTTTACTTTTACTGATTATTTTAGTAAAAAGAAAATTCATTCTGAGTCTTTTTCTTTAGAAGATGGCGAACAAATGGTAATTGATATATTAAAAATGATAAAAGATATAAGGAAAGAAAATGCACAAAAAGATCGAAATGAAGTGTGCCAAAGCCCTCAAAAAAGATGCTTCTAAATATCATGAGAAAGCAAAAAAAGAAAAGGGTGTAAAAAAGAAGCATGAAAAAATAGAAGAAAAAGAAGCTGCGAGTGCCTCTAAGATGCTAATGAAAAAAGCAAAAAAGGCTCACGAATATTAAAATAGAGCAGATACATGCGTTATCTTTATTTTTTCTTATTATCTATTATCTTGGTAAGTTGTTCAATTCCATTGAAGGAAGAAATTGAAGAAATCCTCGAAGATTTTGTCCACGAGGAATTTTCCCCCGATTTCTAGGCCGCATTTTTATATTTCCATCTAAGTGGTGGTTGTTTGAAACTGCATAGGAACTCCTTATAAAATGCAAGTTCGGCAGCCACCATGTTTTGCATAAATTGTTCGTCCCTACTTACTTCAATAATATTTATTTTCTGCTCTAGATGTTCGATGTAGGTTACGTAAAAACACATTTCTGCCCCGGTTGTATAAAGATGATGTTGAACTTGAGCTTTGTACATAGGCATTATCACATTTTCATGCTGTGACCATGCCGGGCATTTTATCTCTACAATTGTCCTTCTAGATTTATCAATTCCATCAAGAGAAGCACCCATCCAAAAGAATTCACTACTTTCAACAACTAATGGTTCAACATGAATACCCGTAGTTTCAATAAATAATTGCCTAGCAATTGGCTCTAGTCGAGTTCCTCGTTCCATGTGGTGATTGGTCGTCTTTCGAGGAACTAACCCCATCTTTTCATGCCAAAGCTTGTTGGCATTGGAATAGTTATTTAATCCAAGAATTACGGCGGCATCGCTGGAAGTTATTCTCTCACTCCGCCACTCTAGCCATTCTTCAGATCCTTGCGCAATTGGGATCACTATCATTATTCACCTTGCTTGTTGTTTTCATGCATACGGATATTATTATTTAAACCACGTATGCAGGATGCATATCCTTCCACAGGAATATCGCTCAATTCTTTTATTTTATATGTATTATATATGTATGCTCTAAAATTTTTCTTACAATCTGCATCTACACGAGATTCTAATACTGCAATATCATGGTGTTGTTGGGCCGAAATCTTCTCATATTGTTGTGAATTACCACAATCAATTTCTAAAGTTTCAATGATAGGATCTTGTTTTTGTGTGATTTTCTCACATTCTACCGAAATTTCTCCTGTTTCCATGTTTACAGGAACTGTTTTAGCGCCGGGAATTGATTCAATTTCACTTTCATCACACCATCCTAAGCCAGAAATACTTAAAGTTACTCGTCGCTTTGCTTTAGTTTCGGCCTTCATGATGGCATTCGCCTTAGCTTCTCCCTTTAGGTTGCCAATATTTACGGCCCCTGTAGAGGTGTCGGTTCTACCATGTTTGTCGCGAGCCATCGCCTTAACGATATAAAGGTCATCTACGACCTTATCATCAAGTGATTCTATGGATACGCCATTAAGCTTGCGAAGCTGTTCTGTGCAATTCTTTGTAGCGTACAAGGTCAACTTGCCATTAAGTAGGATGTAATCGAATGGCTTGGTCAATGGATTAAGGTTCATGGATTCGCAAACCATTTTGTAATAATTGACGCGCTCGAAATCAGATAGTTTTGATAGATCCCCTTTAACCATAACATTTTCAATTACAGCCATGCTTTTATTTTGATATTCTTTTGATATTTCCACTTCTTTTGTCATAATTTTCCTTTCAATAAATAATAAATTTTGTATGATGAAAATACGGGAAGGGACTTGCATACCTTCCTCGTTTTTTCATGGGACTCCAATAGTCTTTTGGAGAGGGGGTTATAACCTTCCCTCTCTCTTTTTATCTTCCAAACCAATAATATTCTTCTTGAAGTCTCGAAATATTGCTGCTTATTTCCCAGGATAAAATTTCAAGTGCCTGTGACATTGGATTATTGTATTTCTTTGGGTCAGATACTTCTTTATCTAGATACTTTTCAGCTTCTTTCAGTGCATCGATCGTTTTTTGTATATTACTCATTAAAAAAAATCCCTCCATGATAGTCCTAAAGATTCCATTGAAACAGGAGACTCGTATTCCTTCTCATACTTTTGGCGACGAAATTCCTCTATTTCCTCATCGGTGTAAATGTCCGTATAGTCATAGATTCCAACTTTTGCTAACTCGTCCCAATCATGATATGGCATTTTTAATCTCCCGTTAATGAAACAAATGTAACATAGAGTAACATTTGATACAAGAGAAATGTAACACTTGAAACATAAATATGTTTTTTGTTAGGGTCTTGCCGTGATATGAACAAATGACAAGGGAATTATGAAACTAAAAGATTATCTATATTTTGAAAAGACAACAATTACTGATTTTGCGAAACTTGTAGGAATTTCTAGGATACACATGAGCGGAATTGCGAATGGTTTTAGACACCCGAGTAAGACATTAGTGAGACATATCCAATTGATTACCAATGGAAAAGTAACTTTAAAAGATTTTGAAGAAGAGGGAAAATTATTGTAAAGAAATTTATTTATTAAGAAATAAAATTATAATTTATGATATCAAGAGCGACACCTCGTTATTTGTCCCGCTCTCGATATGAATGCTAAATGTGGCAACCATTATCCGGAAGTGGGGATTAAACTGCAATAGGATTTTACCTTCATGATGGATTATAGTGACTTCCCGCCATGCCCTTATTTCATGCAAATACTTCGCCACTTCCCTGAATGTGCATTGCTTTATTGTAAACTTTGGGGCTCCAAAAACACCAATTACGCACTCGCAATCAACAAGTCAGACATCTTCACTAATTTCCTCATTTCTCCGACGGTTTTCCGAAATCGATTGGTTAATTTGATGGAGGAAGGCTTGCTTTCCTTTGAATCTAGCCCTGTCTTTTACTACATCGAACTGATTGCCTTTGACAGACTAGAGGATGACAGCGATGACGAATACGAATTCTCATAAATACCTCAAAATTTGCAAGAAATGCCGACAAAGGATTAACTCATATGGTGGCCCAGTATTCGATCTATTCTGCTTTGTCTATGTTAACCAAAACAAGCAAAACCTTGTCTTCTTTGATGATGCGGATAAGGAAACTAAGCGATGCCTTATGCCAGTCATCAAGTTTCTTGAGCTTAAAGGCATCGTCCTTACAGGCGAGCTGCATCAATGGCAATCGCTTGTCAAGCTGCATGTCATTGAGAAATATGTCGAGGAAGATGGGGCTAAGTACCTGTGTTGGTGCTAAGATATTTAGATGGAAGTTTAAAAATGAAAAGTATAGTATAGAAAAACAAAAAGCCCCGACTTGCAATCGGAGCTTTTTTAACATCGTAAGATGCAGATGGAAACGTGGTTGTCTCCATCTTAGCATCTCACGGAATATAATGCAATACCGTTGTGAGGTGTAATGTCTAATTCTGGTTTCGTTCAAATTCTGCATGATCTACTAAGACATGAATCTGTTATTTCTGCTCCTCCCGCATATCGTTGGGTTTTAATTACGATCCTAGATCGAGCTACTTATCTACCCTGTAAATTTGACGATCACGGTTTTGTGATTGATCTTTTACCGGGTCAATTTATGTGTACAGAAAGAAAACTTGCTGAATATGCAAATGTATCTAGAAATGATGTTCAACGCGCGATTGCGCGTTTTGTTGAAGTTGAAATTCTGAGCCAAGAAGTGAGACACACAAAAAGCATTTTCACCATATTGTGGGGTGTAAAATTAAAAACAGGTGAGCCAACAAGTGAGCCAACTGTGAGCCAAGATAGAGCCATAAAAGAAGAATACAATACAAAAATACAACAACAACCAAATGCGTGCGTTGTTTCTTCAACTTCCAAAAAGACCAAAAAGCAAGCCTTGATTGATGACATCCTCGAAAAGCATTCCGTTGATTTGGATTCCGCCTTCCTCGGCTCTTTGATCCGCCGCTTTTCTATCAAGACAATATCCATTGCTATGGACGAATATGAACAAGTAAAAATCAAAACCAATCCGCGCGGTCTTTTGACCTCGATTGCCAAAATCCACCATGAAGAGATGAAAGAGAATGAATGTAAACTTGCCAACCAATGAAAAACTTGAAATTCTGGTATTAACCGCAGCCGTTAACAGCAATCATGCTCTTGGCGATATCGTAGAGAGATGTGAAGAAGACGATTTCTTTAGCTTTAAGCATAAAATAATATTTAATTGCGTAAAGTCCCTGTTTCATAAAGGGGTCTATGTCACATTGCAATCGATCTTGGTTGAAATGACTAAGCATGACAAAAAGGGCGAAGTTGACAAGGCATATATTACCGATCTTCATTTTGCATACTGGTCTGGTATGCCATTTGAGCAATATGTCAGCGAATTAAAGACATTATCGATGCTTAGGAAAATCGTACATTCGTCAAAGACGATGATCGAAGATTCATGCAAGGATGATGCCAATCCCGAAAAGATTTTAAGCGAGCATCAAGATTGTATGTTAAAGGCTCAAGGCATTGCTCAAAAAGCTATTCAGTCGGCCGAGGAAATCAGTGCCAGCTTCAATAAAAACCGCGACTTCAAGCAGGACTTGGAATGGAGATGTAATCAATATCGTTTAGGATTAAAGACTTACGAAGGTATATCCTCGGGGTTTGACATGTTGGATGATATACTTGGTTCTTTCCAGAATGGCTATATTTACACCATTGGCGCCCGGACATCCATGGGCAAGACTACATTCATGCTCAACTTGATAAGAAATATTGTTAAAAACAAGCGCGTCGGCGTGTTTTCCTTGGAAATGTCGGCGCAAATCATTTACGCGAAACTAGCATGCATGGAAGCTGGAATTCGATATCGGGATTTTTACGATGGCAAAGTTTCGCCAAGCGATATAAGGCGCGTTGCGTTAATTGAAGAGCGTTTTTCAAAGCTTCCGCTGTTCATTGATGACGAGGCCAGCCTAACAACCAGCAAGCTTGAAGCTCGCGCTAAAAGGTTCAAGCAAGGAAAGAAAATCGACATTCTTTTTATAGATTATTTGACACGAATCAAATGCAATGGTAAATATTTTAGTAAGCATTTGGAGATCGATGAGATAACGAAATCGTTGCAAGCGTTGGCCAAAAGTCTTGATATTCCAATTGTCATACTCGCGCAATTGAATCGGCAGGCGGTAAGTTCAACGAAAACCAGGCCAAGCATGATTGATTTCAAGGAATCAGGATCGATTGAAGAGGATTCGGATGCATGTTTGCTGCTTCACAGGCCAGAGTATTATAATAAAACGGAAAAAATTGGAATAATGGAAGTAATTATCGATAAAAATAGAATCATGGGAACAAGAAAGACCATTGAGTTTTATTGCGATAGTACTAAAAACGAAAACTATCAAGAACTAAATGAGATTCACGAGCATTTGAAGGAAGTAGTTCCAGAAAGCAAAGTTCGACGCTTAGGATACGCAGAGCGTTACGCCAACGATGACGATGATGACGAATGATGATTGGATAAAAAACGAAAAAGAAGAAGCGGACATCCATTGGGATTATGTCTTTAATCAATCCATGAATGGAAATGTCGATAGAAACTTAATCTCCTTGGCTATGAAACGAGTTAATGAAATTGATTTAATAATTTTAAAAGGAAATTCAAATGACCAATATTCAGGAAATTAGTTTTGAAAAATATGACAGCGAGTCTGTAAAGGCAATTTGCACAATATGCCTTGATGATCAACATTTGGTTTCATATGCAAAAAAAACATATGAAGGGCGTGAATGGTGGGCGCAAGCAGATCATTTTGTGAAATTGAGAAATGGAAAAAATGTGAAGGTTGAAGGCTATCTGCCTGAAAGTCGCAGCATGGACATGCAAATTAAAAACTTTTTAAACAAATGCGAAGAAAAACACTACACTTCCCCGATTGCCACCTCAATGGACGAGGTGGCAGATACGCAATGTACGCCGTTTTGAGATTGCAAATCCGATCGCCGATAGCCTTATTTCTAATTCTTTGGGGTCGCCAATCGCTCAACGAGATTCAAACGTAAAAAGAGTCAGGCGATCTAAAATAATCGATTCTGAGCCTCCTGTTGAATTCGGAACCTTCATCGGGGATAGGCAAATTACGCTTATCCTCGATATCAAGGCCGCAAACGAGGCTAACCATGCCGAGCCTTGGCGAAAACGTCACGCGCGTCACAAAGGGCAAAAGAAAGCGATTTTCGTAGCGTTACTGAATTGCAAGGAAATTATAAAACTTCCATGCACGTTGCGTTTTACACGCTATGCGCCAAAAACTCTAGATGCTCATGACAATTTGCCTATGAGTTTCAAGTGGATTTGCGACCAGACTTGTGCGGAATTGACTGGAGATCTAAGACCAGGCTTGGCCGATGGGAATAAGGGTTTTACTTTTCAATACGATCAAGTTAAGTTCAAAAAGTATTATGTTAAAATTGAAATAAGTTGGTGAGGGACGCAATTTGGTAAATCAACCATTTAGCAAAATATGCGAACGTTGCGAAAAAAGATATCTTACCTTTGAGGCGGATAAAAATTTCTGCACAGACACATGTAAATTCAAGAAATTATATTGTCAAAAAAGAAAAGTAAAAGATATTTCTTTAGCAAAAGCAGATAAACAATGCAAAAACTGTGGCGAACCAACTAAAAATAAATTCTGCAACACGCAATGTTACGATCTACATCTAAGAAATCAAAAAGCACAGGAAAGATTAAAGAAAAGTTTTATTGATTTAGATAAGCCTAAAAAGAAGGGTCTTTCCTACGATGAACTTAATCGACGCGCTGAATGGAAACGACTTAACTATGACGAAAGTTGGATGTATAAAAACAATAGGAATAAAATTTAAATCAAAGGCACCCCTGTGGTGCCCCGATCCGATAACGTATCGCTTAAGATCGCTATGGAATATAGGGATTTCTATTGATTTTTGCAAATGTTTCGTTCGAGAATTTCCAATCGCTCCACCAAGTCATTAACAACTTTTGTTAGTTTGCCAATTTCAGAGAATTGCTTTTTCCGCACGCGATCGCACGAATCCTTGACTTCCTTGAAATCAGCCTTCAATGCCGACATTTCATCATCTTGAAAGAAATCTAGCTGTATTACTTTAGGCATTTTCTTGCTTCAATAAATCAATAAAATCTTCAATAACCACATCTTTATTTATTTCATTTTCTTCACAAATTGCCTTAATTATTAAAGTTAAATATAATATTTTTGTCGCGTGATCCATAAAATCCTACTTGTTAGATCGTGAATTATACCAATATTCCTTCTTTCATCCAACAAAACAACAAACTTGACAGTTATTAAAGTAATTTATTGCATTAATATTTACTCTTGGATAACTTGAAAACAATGAATAAAGGGAATTTTACATGACTTCAGAAAAAGAAAAGCGTGGTAGACCTGCTACTGACATTTCATGGCAATACGTTGATAAATTATTACAGGCTGATTGCTCAGGAACCGAAATTGCTGCTAGATTGGGTATAAAGCCTGCAAATCTATACGATAGATGCTGGACTGATAATGGCATACTTTTTTCAGAATATTCACAAGAAAAGAAAGCAAAAGGCGATTCTATATTAAGAGAAGTTCAATTTAGTAAGGCTTTAGCTGGAGATAATACTCTTTTAATTTGGTTAGGAAAGTGTAGATTAAGACAAAGCGATCCTTCTTTATCTAATCAGAATAATGCCCAAAAAATCATCGTAGAGGTAAAAGGAAATGGCCTTGCAAGTGGAGTTGACGTTTCAACCTCGTCCGTATCAGATACCGATAATCAAAGCTCTAAATAGTGGCACAAAGCGTGCTGTATGGGTAGTTCATAGACGTGGGGGCAAGGATGTTACCATGTTCAATTGGGCTATTCTTCAATTGATGCTTAATCCCGGATGGACGGCATTCCATATTTTACCTACATATTCGCAAGCAAAAAAAGTTATTTGGGACTCGTCCACAAATGACGGTAAGCGTATACTTGATTACATTCCTAAAGAAGTGGTCGAGAGCAAGAACGGCCAGCAAATGCAAATAAGGTTAACGAATGGATCTCTCTATCAGCTTATTGGCTCTGATAATATCGATAGCCTCGTGGGCAGCAATCCAAAGATTATCATATTTTCGGAATACGCTATTCAGTCGCCTGCTGCCTGGGATTATTTACGTCCTATTCTTGATGTTAATAAGGGTTACGCTATATTTATTAGCACTCCCCGAGGTAAGAATCATTTTTACGATCTAAAGAACATGGCTCAATCTTCGCCTAGCTGGTTCTGTGAAGTATTGCCTATCAATGAAACAGGGGTATTGAGTGAAGAAGAGATACAGACGATGCGAAATGAGGGCGTATCGGAAGAACATATCCAACAAGAATTCTATTGCAGCTTTAACAGGGGAGTCGAAGGATCGTATTATGGTAGGCTTATTGAAAAAGCTAGAGATGAAGGCCGAATCTGCAATGTTCCTTATGATACGCGTTCGCCTGTACATACGGCTTTCGATATTGGTTATGGGGACAGCACATCTATTACTTTCTGGCAAGAAGTTGGGGGCGAATTGCGAATCATCGACTTCTATGAAAACCAAGGGGAAGGAATAGCCCATTATGCTAAGATTCTTCAGAATAAACCTTACGTCTATGGCACTCATTATATGCCTCATGATGCCGGTTCTGGTAGTATTCAGACAGGGCGCACATTGCAGGATGTTGCATATGACGTGGGACTTAAAACCACAGTTCTTGAGAGAGAAATTGATATCTCCATAGGTATCGATGCAGTGCGATCCATGCTTTCCATTGCCTACATCGACCAAACAAAATGCCTTCATCTAATCAAATGCCTTGAGAATTACCACAAGAAATTCAACGAAAAGACACAAAGCTATAGCGAGACACCATTACATGATTGGACGAGCCATTGTGCCGACAGTTGCCGTTATATGGCAAATGCACGCATCCAGTATGGCCGCGGTCCTGGCTCAATGACTAAAGACAAGCTCGACAAAATCAAAATGCAAGCCGGTGTATATAAACCACCTTCAGTACCTAGGCCAATGCCTAATCAAACCCATTTCATTCGCTAAAAATGTAAACAAATTCATTTTTATTTTAAAATTCTTTAAACTCGCGTATCATCCGTAACATATGGAGATTATATGGCTGTGCTCATTGGTTTTTTTATTGGTAATTTAACATGCTGGATTGCTCTTCGAATGATTCGTTGGGGTAATGAACCGGAGGTGAAAGAGACAAAAGAAGAACGGAAAATAGAATAATTTATGGATTTCTTTAATGACTGCAAGACCCAGGAAGAAGCTAAATCTACATTCAAGAGATTATGCAAACATTTTCATCCCGATAAGGGAGGGGAAGAGTCATTAATGATTGAATTGAAGAAGCAATATGATGATTGGAAACCGTCATACGAGGCGCACAATTTCAATATGAAGTTTACTAGGCATTCTAATCTATCATTAGATAGTGTGTATGAGCAGAAAATTAGTGAATTGAATGGATTGGTTCATCGATTAAGAAGTGAGATAGACATTTTAACGATAGGCAGGTCATTTGATAGAGATAGTTATAATGCGCAAGTGAGAATTCAAAGAGGTCTTGAAAAAGTAATCACTGATTTAAATACTCAGCTTAAAGAGAATAAGCAAGAACTGATTCAAGAGCGGGACAAACATAAAAATAGATCCCTAGCAGATAAAATAAAGACAGTGTTTGGTTATGAATAACGAACGCGTTTGTGGTGAAATCATTTAGCACTATTAATTTAAGAATTAAGACTCCTTTTATATGTAGGGCGGTGAGCAGGTTCAACTCCTGCCGCGTTCAATAGGAAAATTATGAAAATAGACCACAATTTATTAAATCAGATTAAGCAAGACTACGCGCTCCATCGCAGACTTTCTGTCCCATATCTTCAACGCAAGTGGAAGATTGGGCATGATTTGGCCTTGGCAATAGTGAAGCATTTGACTGCTGGGATGAAGAAATGAATAGCCGAACACGAAAACTTAACTACATTCGTTATAAGAATAATATGAGACGAAGAGGTTTCACCTCGCCAAAATGGATATTAAAAAGCCGTAGAAGGTATTATAAATGGGTCAATACATTACCTGAATTATTTGAAGAGGCTTGGATGATTGATATGAGGGCGAAATGAATTGGATCAAGTGCAGCGACAGATCTCCAAAAGAAAATCAGAAAGTCATAGCCTCTGACAACGAGCACGTTGGAGAATATTTTTTCTGTAAAGGTTATTTTGAAACAGACGAAGGCTATTCTATTAAAGCTACTCATTGGATGCCGATGCCATCGCCTCCAAAGGAATAATATGAAAGATATTCTTGAATCAATTTATGAATACCCATTTACATTTATGTTTTTATGTTTTGGTATTCACAGCATTCTGAGAGCTATAAGATGCCATTAAAACTATATAATCTTTCAAATATTAATATGGTAAAATTAAAATGGACGAAGAAAGACAAAAAGAAAGATTAAAAGAATTGATAATGTCTTTTCATAGATTGCGCATAGCTGGAATTATTTCAAAAAAAGAATCTATATCGGCTTTTAAAAGATATTCTAAGATTGTTTATGATTGTGGTTTTACTTTTAGGGATGCTGGATTTTATGAATATGTATTTGAAAAGATTGAAACTATATAATCTTTCGGGATTAAATATGTCAAATTTAAAGTGCCTGATTTAAGTATATTTAAGAGGGCACAATTAATTTAAAAACTAAACATAATATATATTATCAGACCAAACAAAAGTATTTAATATGAATTGGATTGATGTTTATGATAAATTACCTGAATCACTAGAAGAAATTTTATTTACAGATGGTGATTCAGTTTACAAGGGATATCGATTTAGACCTTCTAATAGTGATTTTGAATGGGATTCTTGGTATTCCATTACTGAGACCAGGATAGAGGGTGTGACACATTGGATGCCATTGCCAGAATTACCCAAAGAATAAATAATCAGGATAGCCGAGTTACAATAGGATTAAAGAAAATTTATGAAATACAAACCTTGTTGTAGTAAAAGATGTCTAGTTAATGGATGCAAAATCAAAGAACAAGGAGCTTGCTATTGTATTTGTAGGATGCACGATCAAATTAGTAATCTTGAAAGTATAATTGAAGGTCGTACTCTTTATGATGGTATTGGAATGCAATACATTCCTGATGATCAATTTAGAAAGAAAGTATTTGATTCATGGTCTACAGAAAAACAAGAAACTTATCGAGAATTTCAAAAAGAAGCACCCTTGCTAATAGAAAAATTTAAAGAAAAACTTAAAGAATTTGAAGTTGAAGAATCAAATAAGCAGGCTAGCTAATATGAATGATGAGACACTTGAAGCATTGAGACAAGTCGACGAGGATGTGGAATTGATCGAGCATGAGACTTTGGAAGAATTTTGGGAAGCGTTGGGGTTAAATGATTAAACATGAGAAAGTAGACCGAGAGATTATAGATGGAAAACCTTATTTTGGATTGCAATTTGGAAATTACATATTTTTAAATGAAATGGCATTTGAAGGCGATCTGGAGACGAATGATTGGTTTCAGTTAGCCAAAAGAACTATTGAAAAACTTCCCAAAAAAGCTTTGGATGCTGGTGAAATTAGATATAAAGAAATCATTGTTAGACGGCCATATTACTCTACTCCTTTAATGGCAAGAGGTACTATTGGAATAAAGTATGTCGTATGGGGCAGAGCGTTCCGAGTTATGAAGATTTTGGCAAAGAACAAGCCATATTATAAAAAGCTTCGTCGTGGAGGTAGGTTGAAATGGGTAAAGTTAAATAAAAAGGTTGGGAAATGAATTTAGAAATAGTATCTAAAAACATAAATAGATTAACGAATAAAGAAAAAGTTACATTTATTCAAACATTGTTGGGCATATCGGTTCAAATGACAACATTTCTAGCTAGATTGGAAAAATCATTGCCGATTCCTTTCCCTGTAGAAATTCATTACATGATGATGATTGCTTTGGTCAATATTAATTCATTGTCTATTGAGAATAATACAGGCGAAGTAATTGATTTCTCTCTTAGAACTGATTCAATTAAAGAAAAATTGATCGAGATATTGAAGCAAATGAATGAGATTTATAAGGAGGAGCTAAAATGAGACAAATTGTACATGGAACTATTCTTTATGCCATAATTATGGGAACTTCAATCTATTCTAAAGGATTCCAAAAGCGTTATATTTGGCGTTATATCCTTCTTTTAATAGGTGTTATTTGGGGCGAATGGTATTTCTCTCCGCAAGTACATGCCTATGAATATTCTCCACGTGCTCAAGTTCAAATAGAACAATTCTGGGATAATTATTATCCTGATCGAAGATTGTCACCTAAAACAAGATCAACTTACATTGCAAATGCTGATTGGCACGCAAAGAAAGCATATGAAGAATTCATTGCTTGTAAAGATAAGTGTTGGCTATTGCCTAATCTAGTTGATAGAGAACGCACTAAAACTGCCTGGAGTGTATTTTTAGTAATAGCTGCTCCAAATATACCTATTTCAAAAGGAGTAGCTATTTTGATGGGAATAATGTTGGACTATGGGTGTGCTTGTATTGACGAATGGTACGATATTAAAGAAATGCTAGAGAGTGCTCAGGAAAATTCTGAAATGGCACAGTTTTACCGGGATTTGGCGAGTCAATGAAAATAGAAATGTTTGTTTTCTCAGAATGCGATTGTCCTAAGTGTAGTTCAATGTGTCATTCTCCTTGTACAGGTACTCCTGATGATATCAAAGCTATTATTGACGCTGGTTATGGGGATAGACTTTGCTTAGATGATTGGCCTGGTGAAGTTGCTGATATTCATCCTGCATTAAAAGGATATGAATCAGGTAAAGCACCATTTAATACTTCTTCTTCTTTAGGTTGCTCCTTCTGGAAAGAGGGCAAATGTGAATTACATGATAAAGGATTGAAACCATTGGGGGGAAAATATGCTCATCATGATATGCTCTCTGAGAATTGGATTAAAATAAAACCATTTTTAGAAAAAGAGTGGGGATCTAAAAAAGGTAAAGATATCATTAAAAAATGGACTAAAGAGTATTTGAAATGAAAATAGATCTATCAAAAGAAGACTTGAAAGTTTTACAAAAAATAGAAGATGATATAAATAAAATTAATTTGTTTTTTGAAAAACATCCTAATTTTTGTAATTATAAAATTGTTTTAAAAAAAATTGAGGAAAATGAAAATAAACCTGACTAAAGAAGAATGGGAGTTTTTGCATTATCAATTTTCTAATAATTCTGACATGCTTACCTTTGAGGAAAATGATTATAGTGTTTGTGATACTATTTTAGAAAAACTCGGGAGCGAATGGGTTGATGATAAACTTATACCCAAAATTGAGTATAACCATATATAACTATGTATCTTTACATATGCCCACGCTGCGGAAATAAATATAAATTGATTTATCCTAGTCAAACTATCTTTTGTGCTTTTTGCGAATGTATGTTTACTCAAACTGGAACTTATTATGAATGACGATATTAATTTAAAAAATGAAAAGAATTTTTATTTTCAAGGAAAATGGTTTGATACATCTGAAGAATTATTTGATTATAGTAGAAGATGGAATGATTTTCATTTAAATCAAGAAACAGCTGAAAGATTACTTGATAGATTAAAAAAAGATATTGTCCTTAATGTTTTTCTTCATGGGAAATCTTTTACAAATTCGGAATTTTCAGAATATTTAAATAGAATATTTAATTTTTCAATATTGGAAATGGATAAAAATAATGCCGATGTATGACTATAAATGTACAAAATGTGGAAATATCCATGAAGTTTTAGGAAATACTAATCCTGATGAATTATATTGCCAACTCTGTTGGATTAGAACAGATAAAAAAGAATCACTTTCTAAAATGATAAGTTCTCCAGCAGGCATTCACTTCAAAGGCTCTGGATTCTACGAAACTGACTATAAAAATAAGGGTTAGATGGCTAAAAAAGACTTACAACAAGAAATTAATGAATTCCTAGAAGTATTCGATGTTAGAACTTTAATTACATTCCTAGAATGCACCATCCCTTTAACCGAATTATACGATATTGAGGAAAATGCTGATTGGGTGGAAGATTATGTTGGAAAAGATCAAGTTTCAACTATACGAATGATTCGCACAGTTTACCTGATATCTAAATTAGCTGAGACTAGCGGGGGTAAACTAGCTACTGTTAAGGCAAGATTCGGAAATCTATATAAGCGATTGGAAAAGATTCATGATGAACAAGCTAAAAAAGGTTAATTGTTATGGGGTGTGACATTCATCTATACTTTGAGCAAAAAAATAAAGAAGGGAAGTGGCAAAAGATTGAGATAGATGAAAGATTATTGCCAGATGACAGGAATTATTTATTATTTGCGTTCTTGGCTAACGTTCGAAATTATGGAAATAGTTTAATTAAACCACAATTTGAAGATCGTAGAGTTCCTGAAGATTCTTCTGTTGACCAGCATTTTTATGATTGCTCCGATCATTCTATCACTCATGCTTATCTTAATGAAATCCTTGCAGCACCTTGGGAACTTGTGGGTTTGGATAAATGTTATTTTAAGATTTTTTGTGAGGAAATTATTCCCAGATTATGTTCATGGTGTGGATCATTATCAAAAGAAGATGAAAGAAATATTAGAGTGATTATAGGGTTTGATAATTGATATGAATGATAAAATGGAAATAGACAAAGATGATTTAATAAATCTCCTTCATTGGGCGCGACGCTATTGTGATAGGCGATCAACCTATGCCCCTAGCAGCTTTAATGCAGTCTATCAAAGAATAAGAAGTGAGTATCCCGATATTGTGCATTGTGATGACAAATTTGACCCAAAATTAATGGATGATGGTTCTTATTGGCCTTATGCGCAGGATGGAATGTTTAATAAAGAAACAGGAGCTTACGATTCAAGAAAGTAAGACTCTATTAGAATTTCTTGAAGAACTTAATCGACTTACTGAATATAATATTCTTTTTCTAAAGAATAAAAAATCATTTATCCCTAGATTAAATGAAAAATACCTAAAAGAATTTCAAGGAATACAAGATTTGATTAATACATTCGATTTTGTTAAGGAAAAATAATGATCATCCAACTAAACCCACCTATTCCAATTTTCACCCCAAAAGGCAAAGGTTTAGCCCATGCTTTAATTGATCAAGGTATTGAACATGAATTACTTTGGGTTTGCTTTCAAGATTTGGGTGGTGAATGTTGGACTTGGAAAAATCCAGAGATTAGAGCACAGCGAAACATTACCGCGGGACGTGAATACATTTCATCTTTTTATGACCCAAATGATGTGGCATTCAAAGATAAAGAATAATTACGCGGGAATAGTTTAAATGGTTCACGAGAAACGTTGGCTGTCGTACGCAGTTGAGGTCGTGGAAAATAGCAAGCTGAAAACTTGAAGATTTGGGTTCGAATCCCAATTTCTGCTTTTATAAATATAATGATTAATATGTTGTAAATATAAAATTTGAATTATATACAACCTTCCTTTACATTAAAGCAAAAAAGGAAGGTTGCTCTTGACCAGTGGAATGCTGGAACGCAGTCAAGTCGTTCCTAACGTATATCAGACATATTATAAAGACGGTGATCGTGGTATTGTCAACGAGGCAGATTCACGTTACCAACAAAACCTTTCTGCTTGGCAACTCTTTCACTATGAACAATGTATTGATAGAAAGGTCTATCTTGGCGATCAACGCTACCTTAATCAATATTCTGGATTAAGTTACGAGCATCAAAAGTGGATATTCAACAATAGTATGCCTGTGGCGAATATGGTATGTGGCAGACAACGCCAATACCGAAAAGCCACACAAATGGTTCCAGTTCATGGAAGCAGCTCGCATACATCTAGCCAAGCTACAAAGATTATCCAATCAGCCTACAATCTCGATGACACGTACAACACTATAAGCTCATGTTTTAAAGAAGGTGCAGTTATCACCGGACTTTCATTAATGCATTCGTGGATAGACTACAGGAACGATCCTATCTGTGGCGACTTGCGGACTGAGATGCTCAGTGGTGATATGATAATGATGGATGCTTTTTGGCGCGACATGGGATTGAGCGATTGCCAGTTTATTCGCACTAGGAAATATCTACACAAAGAGCAAGTTAAACAACTTATTCCTGAGCGTGCTTCCGATATTGACATGCTCAATGATCAAGCCTATTTTGATACTAAATTTACTTTCATGCCGCAGCAATATAACATTCGAAGAAAGGGTTTCCTTGCTTGGGATGAATATTGGTATCAAGCAGAGCGCATGGGGACTTTCATCGTAGACCCTGAGACATACGAAAGTACAGAAGTAGATTTCACGAAAGATGAAATGGATAGGTTAAAGCATCAATTTCCTAAAATTGTCATTGTGAAAGAAAAGGTTCCTACAGTACATCTAGCGATTATTATCAATGGAGTATGTTTTTATGATGGGCCAAATCCTTTGGGAGTGGATATGTATCCCTTTACTCCTTTTGTCGGGTATCACGATCTTGCTAATAACAACTATTCGTTTCGCTATCAAGGGATTATTAGAAATATTCGTGATTCTCAATACCTTTTGAACTACAGGACACAATTAGAGAGTGATTTACTTGCTGCACAATTCTCTGGTGTGGATGTGGAGGAAGATGCGCTTATTGATGATAGTGACGCATTTAAGGTGGGACCGGGTAAAGTAAGATATTTGAAGAAAGGAAGATTGAATGCTATCGTGGACAAGCCAGGAGCTAATATCAACCCTGCGAACTTCGAAGTTACTGCACGATATAAAGAAAATGTTCAGTCCCTTGCGGGCGTCACCCCAGAATTGCTTGGGCAAGCGGAAGATTCGGATGTTGGTATCACTGAGCAATTACGTCAAGGGGCAGCGCTCACAACATTGCAAGAATTGTTCGATAATCTTGACCTATCCCAGAGAAATGCTGGACGTTTACATTGGGCTATTATTCAGAAGAACTATACTCTTGGAAAAATCCGAAGGATGCTTGCTGAAGAGCCGACCAATGAATTCTGTGACAAATCTTTCCAAAAGTATGACGCAGTTGTTGCAAATGCGCAGCTTACTAATACCACGAGACAATTAGCTTTTGCTCAGAAATACCAATTATGGAAAGACGGTTTACCTATACCTATCGATCAGTTGCTTAGCGATGTTGACCTGCAAGATAAAGATAAGATGATCGAAGGCATTAAGAAACAACAAGAAGCCCAACAGCAACAAGAACAGAAGATGGCTGAGTTGCAAATGGAAAACCAAAGAATTGTCAATGAGAGCTTACAATCTAAGGCAATGAGCGATCGTGCACTTGCACAAGAACGTATTCAAAAAGGACACTTAGAACAATTCCAGATTGCAACTGCACATAATAAATCTAAACACGAGCTTGCATCTGCTCACTTGGATGAAATTAAAGCTGCGAAGGAAGTTGAAACTATGGGTGTTGACAACTTTGTAAAGGTTTTTCAGTTGATAGAAAATATTACAAAAAGACAAGATGAGAAAGAATTAAAACAACAAGAGGTTCGAAATGGGACAGAGCTATAAGAATACATCGATGGGTGGTGGCGGTAAAGGTAATACCGGGGCGCATTATTCTCCAATTAAAGAGAATGTCGATCCAAAGCCCCCAGCTGGCGCAAGCAATAGTTATGAGCAAGTAAGAAAGAAGATCGATGCAAAAGACGATCGTGCTTTAGCTCATAAGCCATATACTCGCGAAAAGATGAATAATAAATAAATTTGTGTGGGGAGTAAGGTGTTGGCATATCCTTGACGGTATGTTAAATAGAAACCCACCTTTTTAAAGGATAATATCATGTCAAGAATCAAGATCATCCCAGAAGCAGTCAAACCTTCTGTACCAAAATCTAGCAATCTCAATGAGACAGTGCCAAGATTTAGAGCCCCTGGTGGAAAGCCACCATTGCAATTAGAAAAATCATATAACCGATCAGGTGGATATAATGAAAAACAGCCCAAAACCAAAGGCTAAGCATTCCGATGCTAAGCAAGATAAAGAATTGTTTGGTAAGATGATGAAGAAGGAAGTTCCTAAGATGAAGAAAGCAATGAAAGGATGTAAATAATATGAACAAACCAGTTGCTCCTTGGTCTGGTACTAAGGGTTTACATAAAGAAGAAAAAGCAGTTAAACCAAAAATGTCTGAAAAAAGCCTGAAAAAAGGCTCTAGAAAAGTTGCAGTTCGCATGGTCGAAAAGGCTAAAAAGCATTCAAAAGAAGATATGCACGAAGCAGCTAAGCATATGAAAAAACATGGTGGCTAAGATGACTATGATCCCCCAAAAGATCAAGAAACTTCCAGGACTTAGAAAGCCCGCAGTTGGCTATATTTCCAAGACATCCCAAGGATCAGCTCATAGTAATCGCTCGCTCTATCTTGGGGGAGCTAAAATGGTTAGGTAGGGGAGATTAAGCAATCTTCCCACTTATCATATAATCTTCAATCTTATCAATTTTATCAGCGCAATATTTACGCAGCATAGCTACATACTTGGCATCAAATTTGCTTGGATTGGCAATGATGTAGTTGAGTGTTTCTTTGTTTGGGATACACCATTCAAATTTTACATTTCCACCATCGGTAACACTCCATAAATAATGGTCATGTCCTTGATATGGGCTTGGCCTTGTTCTTCTGCATTGTGGATATATACGCAAAGCATTCTGGGCATACGGCTCTTTCTGTACCCAGATATGTATGTAATATCTGCCTTTCGTCCCTCTTTCGTGCTCTTTCTGCACACATTCTTCAATAATCTCTTTTAACTTATCCATAATAGCAGGCATTGTCTCGCCGATTTCTTGCCTATCCGTCATTTTTCGGGCTTTCTCCATTAGTTGCCCGTAAGTCTCGCTAGAATTTCTAACCATATTTCTCAACTTTTTTATTGATATATATTTAAAAATTTATATATACCTGTGATTATATAGCTGTCAAATACAATTTTGACAAATGGCGCAACTGAGACATCGCCAATCTCAAAGGAAAAGCATGAGTTCACAAGAAGTACAGACCCAATTACCTGAAGTGGTCGACCAGGCTCTAGAAACCCATGAGAAGAAGTCTCCGCAAGAGAGTTTTGCAGAGCTTCGAAAGGCTAAAGAGGATCTTGAACGGCAACTTTGGCAAGCACAGAAAGAACGAGAAATGTATGAGAAGCAGATGCAGATGCAAGCGCAGTATCAGCAAAAGCAGACCTCACAAGAACCTGAAGAAGAAGAATATGATTATAGACAGTTAGAGCAACAAGAATTCCCGGATGGGAAAAATATTGCTAAAGCTTTCAACCAATTCAACAAGAAGCTTAACGAAAAAGATAAGCGGATTGCTGAAGCGAATCAGAAGCTTCAAGTACTTGAGACAGCCACAGAATTTGCCGACTTCAAGACCGTCGTTACGCCTGAAAATATTGAAAAATATATCAGAAACGACGAAGACAACCAGGAAGCTGTACAGAAAGCTGCCAATCCTTTGAGAAAAGTGTATTCACTAATCAAAAAAGAATTAGAAAGACAAGAGCTAAGAGATTTCAAAACGAAAGCATCTGTGTCTCAAGAGCAAAAACGCGTCGATGAAAAAGATACAAAACCAAAGTTGGGAAGTCTAGGGGTTCGCTCTGAGGCTGTTTCTGCTGCGGCTGCCTTATCCAATTCGAAGATGTCGAGACAGGAAAAAGCTGCGCTTTGGAAAGAAACTCTTGCAGCTTCTCGCAAGTAAAACGGCTTTACATGGTTAGCTTCGTCTCCTATAACGGAGATTGAAAATGAGTGGTCCTACTACGACCTCGATTTTGCCTCCGGCAGTTCAGCAGCAATTATCAATGAAATTGCTAGCAAGACCAATGCCGGACTTAATCCACACAACCATGGGTTATCCTATTACCATGGATCAACAAGCTGGCGATATTCTGAGACGTAGACGTTATCAGAACTTGCTTACTGCACCTATTCCTTTGGGAAATGGTATCGTAGATCCCCCAGCTCAACAGCTTACCGCGCTTGACGTGGATGCTAGGATTGACTGGTACGGTACGTACATAATCCTTCAAGAACAAGTTATGCTCATTAACGAGGATCCGGTTCTAAACAGTGCTGTGAGCACTCTTGGCCAATCC